GCAAAATATTTTTATTGCTTCGTGTAAGTCAGTAGCACGTATTATATTAATAGGTTCTTTTTCTGTGTCGTTCTTTATATAAAAGTAATATGTTTTCATTGTTCCGTGTTTTTAATAATTATAATTTCACTATGTTCTTCACAAACTATACAAATATCAGTTTGAAAATATATTGGTGCATTACAACAACCACTTAACCTATCTTCATAATATTCTTCATCTATATCTACTTCAATATTCATTGTTCTATTTTAATACGTTCATAATCCGTGTTTCTAAAGTCTTGCCAATCTTCACCTACGGCTTCTTTGATCCGTGTTTTACAATGTTTTAAAGTTTGCCAAATAGACTTAACACTTATTCTTGTAAGCTTTGATAGTTCACGAATACTTTTACCACTATCACGGTACAATTCAAATAACATTTTGTCGTACCAATGCCAAGAGTCTATTTCGTTGTTTATCTTTTTAAGTAGCTTACCATAGCATTCTTCCTTCATTGTTTCGTCTTTATATTCTAAACTAATATTTTCTATTTGTGTCTTTTGCTTTTCCTTGTGTAATAAGTATGTGTTTCTTATAGTCCAGTAAATATATATTCTATTACATTTTCCGTCTTTTATTAGCTTCTGCAAATTAGCGTGGTCTATAAGTCTTAAATACATTTCTTGGATCACGTCTTCAGCAAATGAACCAGCACCCATTCTTTTAGCAATAGATACATATTCTTTATGGTCTTTTGATATTTCTTTTAACCAGTCCACCTTTCAAAGTTAAAAAAAAAGCAGCACAAATAAATGTACTGCCTTTTCGCTTTTAATAGATAAACACAAAAACTATTAAAAAGGTAGGTCATCTTCAGGTAGTTTTTCCATTTTAGTTACTTGTGTTTCGCTTGGTTTGTATGGTTCACTTATTGCCATACTAAAAAACTTTTCACCGTTCTTTGTTTCACGTACCCATAACGCTACTTCTTTTTCTAAACCTTCGCAGTTCATTTTTCCTTTGTAGTCTGGGTGCGTGTCTGCTTTCTTATAATTGTTTTTAAAGATTGCACCAGTATTTATTTTTTGTTCCATATTTATTTATTTATTGTTCAACGTTTAAAGTTAGCTTTGCTTTTAGTTCATTGTAGTATTCACGACATTGTTCAATTCGTGTTTTTATTGCTTGGATCACTTCCTTGTCATAATCTACCCTAAACAACTTTACACGGTTTTCTTTAGGTATGTGACTAAATTGGTGTTTGCTTTGTACATACTCTCTTATGTCTAAACATTCATCAATTTTTTGTTGCTTCCAATGTTCACGCCTTATTTCATCTTCAACAATTTGTTGTGGTGTGTCTACAAGACAATAAGCAATATATGCTTTACGTTTTTTGGTCAAATTCATATAACCTTGAACTTGGAAAAAATAGTCTTTGTTTGGTAGTTCTTCTTCAAACATAGGAAAAGTAGAAGCGTCATAGCTTGACTTAATATCTACTACTACGTCTGTAATAATATCAGGTTCACCAGTTAAATACTTGTTTGTAAACCTTTCTTCATTCTTATACATAAAACCAAAGTCTAAAACGTCATTACATAAGTCAATACTCTGTTGTTCTACTTCGTTTCCTTTGTCTGTGTACCTTGACCAAAATTCGTTTTTTATTCCAAATTCGTCTTCAAGTAGTGTCTGCTTTACATAAGTTTTAGCAGTTTTAGAAAGCACTTCTTTTTTAGAACGTGCGTTAGTCATTATTTTTCCAAGTGATGAACATCTTACTAACATAATTCTAAAGCTTTAGATTGTTTACTACTTAAAGAATATTTGTCTTGCAGTTGCTTTTTAGTGTACTTATTGTTTTGTATAGCGTCTATTGCTTTTAAAAAAGTAACTTCATCAAGCGTTGGTTTGACATTACTTTGTTTTGCTATTGCATTTTTTACTTCGTCTGCTGAAGCAATAGAAGAAATAACACCAATATTCATAAAACCTAATGCTCTTCCTATTGCAGAAGTTTCGCAATTTTCAATGTGATTTGTGCTATTTACACCGTAAGAAGTAATTTGTTCGTAAGCGTGGGCAGTTGAAATAATTCTGTCATCAGAATTTTTAATAACCGCTTTAATTATTATTGTTTCTTCGCTTATGTGTGTTATTTCAGTTACAGATGAATAATCTTTATAATTATCTCTAAAAAATTTTACTCGTTCATCTACTGTTACATACGGTTTACCTTTAATATTAACCGTTTTAAGCTTTTGACTTTCTTTTGTTAAGCACTTATTGTTAGGCGTTGCTTGTTCCTTTTCCATAAGGTTTATTACCTTGTCTGTTGTTTTACTCATATACTTGTGTTTTATTTGTGTACGTAAAGTTAAGAATTATTTTCTATTTCCTTACATTTTTGTTTAAATTCTTTTATTAGTTGTTTAAGTTCTTCTTTGTCGTGCTTGTGAACTCCTTTACTTTGAAGTTCCAGGTTATTAAATTCTTTGCTTCCTATTCTTTTTAATAGTTCTTTGTGATAGTTAAACAAGTTTCCGTGTTCGTATTGGTTGCAGTAAACACATTGAGCGTGAATATTTCTTAAATCAAACCTTACTGAACCGTGACCACCAGCACTAAAAAAATGTCCAGCGTCATATTTACCTACTAATGGTGTACCACAACTTATACAACCTTTATCTTTGTCACGTAGTCTTACATATTTGTTTACCCATTTCTGTGCTTCTTTTACGTAGTCGCTTGTGGTTTTTAGTTCTTCTTTCATTCGTTTTTTTTTCTTTTTCCATTGTACTGCTTTTGCTTTCTTGATCCATTCTTCTACACATTCTGTTTTATCTGTACAATACTTTTGATTAAAGTGTAGTGGTTCAAACTTTTCTTTGCATTTTTTACAACGTGGCATTTTCTAAAAGTTTTTTATTAGTTAATCTTAATTCGTTTACTTCTGCTTGTAACTCTAAAAGAATAATATTGTTTCTATACAAGTCACCACTTAAAGACATACATTTTAAATCTAACCTATTCAAAACAAGTAAAGCTGCACCAAGTTCTATTAAACTATCACGCTGGTTTGCTATAAGTTCTTTTTTGTGTGGTGTTTTCTTTTCTAAATCTTCAAGTGCTAATTTTGCTCTATGGTAAACTTTGTTTAATCCTACTTTAGCTTTTATTACTTCTATCATTATATTCGTGTTTTCAACATATTCTTAATTGTGCCGTATGATTATTTATTCTTTTCATAGCCGCATTATAGTATTCTTTATCTAATTCACAAGCAGTTAAATCATATCCTAAGTTATGACAAGCAATAGCAATAGAGCCACTACCTAAATGCGTGTCAAGTATTTTATCTCCTTCTTTTGCGTATTTTATTAAAAGCCACTCGTATAATTTTACTGGTTTTTGTGTTGGGTGTATGCAGTCCTTTCCTCCCCTTGTAGCGTCAAACTTGTGTATTCTATATTTGCGTACTGTTGTTTTCATATTTGACCAAGCTAATTCACAGTCAGCAAAATCTGTACCTTCGTTTTTTTTATCCCAAACTATCCAGCAGCTACTATTTGCATTTGGTATTTTTTCAATAAAATGATTTGCACCAAAAATTATAACATTTTTTGATACTCTTAATAATTCTAAAAAATATTCTTTATTAGGGGGTTTTTTATCCCAACCTTTAGCCTTATATTTAGGTTTTCTTTTGTAGCTATTTGGTCTTTTAGGACTTGTTCTAACACCTTTACTTCCGTCTTCACCAATACCATAGGGAGGGTCAGTTATTGCTAAGTCGAAATAATTATCCTCATACCTTGACATTAAAGCCATATTATCTTCATTAGTTATTTTCATTATATTCGTGTTTGTGTTGTTTGTAGTCTATATTTTTTTAAGTTGTCTACACCTTGCATTGTAAACCCTAAACCATTGTTGTAAGAAAATAATAAAGGTTCGTTTAAATTTGTTAGTTGCCCTCCAGTTTCTTTATCTTTTATTTTTTCAACCGTTATCATAGTTTCAAATTTCATAACTTGGTGTGCTACTAATCTGTGTATTGTTATCATATTGTCTGTTCTGTTTAGAAAACTTTTACCACCTTCTATTGAAGCTTTTAATGGTGCTTTTAAGTGTCCAGCCCATTCGTGATTTTCTGCATATAAATTACCAGCACGACCACTTTCACTATTAGGGTGTGAACTTATAAATAAACTTTTTTTTGTTTGATTGCAAAAAACCCTACTTTGATTCAAAAAGTCATAATTTGCATTGTGACTTATTTCACGATTCAAACCAGTAAACGGATCAATAAAGCAAACATCACATTTGACACTATCAAAAATTTCAAATAGTTCTTGTGGTGTATATAGCTTTTTGTTGTCTACAAAAGTGAAATATTGGTTTAAGTGATTGTAAGCACTTTGTATAGTTTTCAGGTGTATTTGTTTAAAAGGTTTTCCTACATACATTTGTATCATATCACGTAGTATTTGACCACTTGTATTTTCACCACTCCAAATACAAAACGTCTTATCATTTATAAGTGCTTGTGATAGCATATAGTAAACAAACCAAAATGTTTTACCTACGTTGTCGTGTCCTAAGATTATTGTTATTTCGCCTTTTTTCAGTCTGAAGTAATTATCTAAATTATTACCTATTCCAATACCTGGTTTTATTTTTCCTTCTTTATAGTTTTGTAAATATTGAAATTCACTTCCTTGTGTTACCAGCATTTAGTTGTGTTTTTATGTGGTTCAATAAATGGTCATCTTTACTTGTATTCGTGTTTTCTTTAGCTAACCAATTTCGTGCAGTCAAATATAAGCTTTTATATTTTTTGTTATTTGCAAAGTTTTCAATAGCGTCTAAAACACGGTCTATCTGTTCTTTAGTATATAATTTATTTAACTTGTTAAATTCATCAGTAGACAAACTTAAATGATTAAACTTCCTATATATATTTATTACATTAACATTATCATTTACATTAACAGCTAATTTTGCTTTGCTTTGCTTAGCATTGGTAGCTTTTGCTAAACCACCTAAACGACCAGCTTCAGCACGTTTTGTTTTTGTACTTTGCCACCTATCTAAATCACGCTTTAATTGTTGTTTAATAGGTTCAAAAGCAATTTCAAGTAGTACATCATTTGTAGTTGGTTCTTCGTCATTAACGTAGCTTAAAATGTGCTTAAACAACTTACCAGCGTATTCGTCAGTTAGCTTGTTTACAGTTGTATTTATGTCAGCGTATAAAATAAAACCTTTTTTGTTTTTCATATTTCAGTAGTATTTAGATTGTTAATTTTATCTATCATACTGTCAAGCTTTTTTTGAACGTTCTTAATATCTTTTATAATAAATTTTTGACGTAGTTCTATTGTTTCACCGTTTAAATAAGCACGTAGTTTTTCCGTGTTTTTAACGTAGCTAACTTTTTTAGTTTCTTCTTGTATTTTGTTCTTACGTACACCATTTAAAACATTAACGTGGTTACGATTAAAAAACTTTCCTATTTCAGCTAACTTATAACCATTTTTATATAAGTAACTATAAAATAAAAAACGTGGGTCTACATTTTCTGCACGTCTTGTGCGTTCATCTAAATTAAAATATTTAATAATTTGCTTTACTTTTTGTTCTTTTAACTTT